GTCGAACACACCAACAAACTTCGTCTTTACGTTTACTAGTTTCAAGTCTTCCGGAAAATCGGCGCTTCGTCTACAAATTCTAGACAAATACGACTGATTTTCAAGTTCACCTTGAGTTTCAATTTTTAATTGAAAACCCAATATGTCCTTGGCTGCTTGAACTAGTCTCTCCTCTGATACATTTGAATCTGTCCCCCATATATTGTCATCCCCTGTGTTGTGTACAGTGTTATATTTGTAAAATTGATCAGGTGGTTTTCCAGTCGCATGCGACCACATCATAACCATTGAAAGCCTAAACCCCCAATGGTTGTCCCATGATGTAGCGCTTTGACCAGTACCACCACCCCGATTTTTCTCTAACACTGTACCCGTTTCTAAATTCACCATTTTGCTATTCTGTAATGCAAAGTACCTCTTACGTTGGATGGCAGGTACTTGCAAAACTCCGCCGACTCTAGCGCCCAATTCTCTTAATTTTAATAAACCTTCAAAGAGTATTGGTGGTGCGTTAGAGTCGTAATCGGTAACATCAGCGGTGAATACTTTGTTTCTTTTTTCTATCTTTTCAAAAACCTCCCCCAGATAAGTGGCGTTGATCGGTGCTCCCATCCCCATATTCGCTTGTTTCCACACTGGCCTTTTATCAGGCTCCAGTTGTGTAACTTGCGATATGAAGGAAGAGGCAAGACCTTCCGCCGTGACCATCCTGGGTTTGGTTACTATTTGCATTTTAGGGAAATTGTGGTACAACTGTTGAGGTACTTTCCCTTCCGCTAAACGACTATATGTGGATTGAATTAATGCGTCCATCCATCCATGTTTTACTAAGTCGTTTCGTCGTCTGTACCGTTGCATAAAAGGAAGTCCACTTGAATACTTGAGGACTAAATTTCTTGCAACGGTTTCGGGAGTGACGATAGCGGGGTTGTCAAATGCGTCTTTGTGGTGTTGGTATAGCATATCGACACTTTCACTCATAAGGCCAAATTCATACGTACTGAATGG